TTGAAAACGGATCTAAAATCCTAGCTTCTGCAACATCATCGTCAGCTATACGAGGTGGATCGTTCAACTTAGTTTATTTGGATGAGTTTGCGTTCGTTGAAAACAATATGCAAGAAGACTTTTTTGCATCTGTGTATCCTACTATTTCATCAGGCACTACTTCCAAAGTACTAATCACATCCACACCCAACGGTTTGAATATGTTCTACAAACTATGGGTAGACAGCGAGGAAGGCAAGAACGACTACACGCGTATCGACGTTCACTGGAGTCAAATGCCGGGTCGTGATGAGAAGTGGAAACAAGAAACGATACGCAATACATCTGAAGATCAGTTCCGCGTCGAGTTCGAGTGTGAATTCATTGGTTCATCGCATACATTGATAAGTGCAACAAAGCTAAGAGTTTTAAGATCAATTCAACCAATTTTAAGTAATCCTGATACACGAATTTATGCGCAGCCTATTGCAGGCAGACAATATTTTACAGTTGTTGATACAGCACGGGGTGTGGAGGGCGATTATTCTGCGTTTATTGTTTTTGATGTATCGGAGCTTCCGTATCGTATTGTTGCTACGTATAAGAATAATATGGTTTCACCTCTGTTGTATCCAAATATTGTTTTCCAGCTTTCAAAACATTACAACAACGCTTATGTACTTGTTGAGACAAATGATATTGGTGAACAGATTGCAAACATACTCCAACACGATCTGGAATATGAAGGCATTCTTACGACAGTTAATCATGGTCGTAGCGGCCAAGTAATATCACCTGGGTTTGGGCAACAAACAAGACTTGGTGTTCGAACAACAAAAGCCGTCAAACGTATTGGTTGTATGGGACTGAAGACACAGGTTGAGTCAGATAAACTCATCATTAACGATGACCGCGTCTTGTATGAATTGTTTCGTTTTGTAAATATTGGTGAGAGTTACGAAGCGGAGGAAGGTCATGATGACCTAGTGATGTGTTGTGTTCTATTTGCGTGGGCAATGGGACAAACATATGTCAAGGAATTAACAAGTGTTGATTTACGACAGAAGTTAGAAGAAGAAACAGAGACCGCGCTAGAAGAAAGTATGATGCCTATCGGTATTATTGATAGAGGCGAAGCTGCAGACCTGTTAGTAGTTGCAACAAAGAAGAACGACGATTCATGGATTTTTGCTGGCGATGATGACTTTGACGCACGAATGATGTCAAAGCATGAAGCCGCGTTCCACTAAAATTAGAATCCCCAAAATTATAAATACCATCGATTATCTTAATCTTTACAAATAAAAAACCTCAGAGGGGAGAATAGTCATGCCATTTCAAGTCAGTCCTGGCGTAAACGTCACTGAAATTGACCTAACAACGGTCGTCCCCGCAGTATCTACAACCGAAGGTGCCCTTGCCGGCGTGTTTCGTTGGGGTCCTGTCGGTACTCGTGTGTTGGTTGATTCAGAGATCAATTTAGTTGCTAGATTCGGAAAGCCTACAAATCATAACGCAGAAACATTTTTTACAGCAGCAAATTTTCTTGCGTATGGAAATAAACTGTACCTAACACGTGTCGCAAACACGACATCTACGAATTCCAATACTGTCTGTCGTAACGCTATTGCCAATTCAGCAAACGTTTCGGACTGGTCGGATGCCAATGGCGACACATCAACAGATAATGCGTTATATGTTGTTAAGAATGAAGATTACTGGGACGCAGAATCAGATACTATTCAGACGTCTGGTGACACAGATGTCAAGTATATTGCTAGATGGCCAGGTAAGCTAGGTAATTCGTTGAAAATTTCTGTTTGCCCAAGCTCTGATGCCTATTCAAAAATATATGATCTTGCAAACAACGGTACAGCAGACTACATCAGCGCTGTAAGTAATGTTGCTTTTGTTATTGGTAGCAACAGCGCAACTGTTTCTATTACTGTTGGTTCTAGTGGAACGATTGCAAATACAGTCGGATATGCAACAACAATCTCCAGCGGTATCACGGTTGGTGATATTGTTGAAGCAGGAAACAGTACTGTCGGAATCCAATATATGCGTGTAACAAATGTTGGCGCGGTTTCAAACTCAGCCACGGTTGCATCGTTTGCAGTATCGTTTGAGGACGTATATGGGTTATCTCAAAACGTCAGCTCGAGCACGTTGACACGTAAGTGGGAATATTGGAACGCTGTTGATACAGCACCTGGTCAATCGACCTATCAGGCCTCGTTTGGTAACACAAGCGCGGATGACGAACTGCATGTTATCGTTGCGGACGAAGACGGTGAATTCACAGGTGTTCCAGGTACAATCCTGGAAGTGTTCCGTAGTGTATCTCGAGCAAGTGATGCAAAAACAGAAGATGGATCTGCAAACTATTATAAAACAGTTATCGATCAGTCGTCTGCTTACATCTGGGTTCTGAATCATCTAACTGGTGCAGCGAACGGAACAGCAGCAACACTTGCTGATCCAACAGCAACAAAACCTGTCACGCTTTCTTTCCAAGGTGGTCGTGACGGCGATACAGAAGCAGGTATTTCAGTTGGTATTATACTAGGTGGTTATGATCTTTATTCATCTGCTGAAGATGTTGATGTATCGTTGATTCTGACGGGTAAGTCGAAGGGCGGTACACATGGTGAACAGATTGCTAATTACTTAATCGACAATGTTGCCGAAAAGCGTAAGGATTGCGTTGTGTTTGTGTCTCCACAAAAAGACGATGTAGTCAACAACGCTGGAGATGAGGCGGATGATGTTGTTGAGTTCCGTAACGTGTTGCGTAGCACATCTTATGCGGTTCTAGACTCGGGTTACAAATATCAATACGACAAATACAACGACATCTATCGTTGGATTCCGCTGAACGGTGACACAGCTGGTTTGTGTGTTCGTACAGATGAAACCAGAGATGCGTGGTTCTCGCCAGCTGGCTTTAACAGAGGCCAAATTAAGAATATCGTTAAGCTAGCATTCAATCCAAGACAAGCTGCTCGTGACATCCTGTATAAGGCTGGTGTTAACCCTGTTGTTACGTTCCCTGGTCAGGGTACTATTCTGTATGGCGATAAGACGCTGCTTTCGAAACCAAGCGCGTTTGATCGTATCAATGTTCGTCGCCTCTTCATCGTACTAGAAAAAGCTATTGCGACCGCTGCTAAATTCACATTGTTTGAGTTCAACGATGAATTTACACGAGCACAGTTCCGTAATCTTGTAGAACCGTTCCTACGTGATGTTCAAGGTCGTCGTGGCATTTATGATTTCAAAGTCGTATGCGACACTACGAATAATACAGGTGAAGTTATCGACCGTAATGAATTTATAGGTGACATCTATATTAAGCCAGCTCGTAGTATTAACTTTATCCAGCTCAACTTTATTGCAGTAAGAACGGGTGTTGAGTTCTCCGAAGTCGTCGGTCAGTTTTAATAATAAATAAGAACAAAGGAGAACAAACATGGCATTCAACGTAAATGAAATTAGAAGTCAGCTAACACTGGGGGGAGCACGTGGCTCCCTTTTCCAGGTGACTTTTAGTAATCCTGCAAATAGTGTTGCTGATATTAAGGTGCCTTTCATGGTACGCGCAGCACAGATTCCTGAATCGACACTAGGTACTATCGAAGTGCCTTACTTTGGTCGTAAAGTAAGGCTAGCTGGTGACAGAACTTTCGGTGATTGGTCGGTCACAATTATCAATGATGAAGATTTCCTTATTCGTAATGCTATGGAAGAATGGTCAAACAGAATCAATTCGCTAGAGGGTAATTTAAGAGTATTTGGTGCTGCAGCACCGTTACTATATAAATCAACAGCGGAAGTTACTCAGTTTTCGAAAACCGGTGTTCCTATTCGTTCGTATAAATTTAATGGCATCTATCCTTCGTCTGTTTCGTCAATTGATTTGAACTGGGCCGACACAGATTCGATTGAAGAGTTTCAGGTTACCTTCCAGTATGACTGGTGGGAAGTGAGTGGCGGTATTACTGGCACAGCCGGTGGCGCCTAACAGAAGATGAGCGACGCCAGTCGCTCTCTTCTTTAATGGAGTAGTTATGGCAAACCTGTTTGGATTTGAGATCCGTCGCAAGGTCGATCCAGAAGTTGAGCAAAAACAGCAACCAACTTTTGCACCAGAAGTCACAGATGATGGTGCAGTTGTTGTTGCAGCTGGTGGTGCTTATGGTACATACATTGATTTACAAGGTGCAGCACGTACAGAGGCTGAGCTTGTTACCAAATACAGAGAAATGTCACAGCACCCAGAAGTGGAGCGTGCTGTTGATGATGTTATTAACGAAGCAATTGTTAATGATCCAGACCAAGACACAATCAGTATTGATCTGGAAGAAACAAAACTATCACCCAACATTAAAAAACTAATCACGCAAGAATTTGAAAATGTTCTTGATTTATTAAGTTTTGAAAAGACGGGATTTGATCTATTTCGTAGATGGTATGTTGATGGGCGAATGTACTATCACGTTGTGATTGACGTTACAAAACCAGGCGATGGTATTAAAGAGCTACGGTATATTGACCCACGCAAGCTGCGAAAAGTACGTGAAGTCACCCGCCGCCGGAACAAAAATTCTGTTACCTCACAGACGGAAGTTGTACAAGAATACTTCATATACAATGAAAAAGGATTCCAGAACAAAGCCGGTGAAGTTGGTACTGCCAGCAATGTTCAAGGATTAAAGATAGCG